GCTAAGATTACAGGTTCATATGAAATGACAGAACCAGCACATTCGGCAATCTTTAACCGAAGAGTAGTTGGTGGTGAAATCATGATTGTTAACAAATACTTGATTAATGATTTTGAAAAGATTGGAATTTGGTGTGAAGATTTGAAAAATGAAATCATTATAAATGAAGGGTCAATTCAAAACATCAATTTCAATAATTATTTGGATCCTGAAGATAAGAACTACAATAAGAAAGTTAAACGAATTGAACATTTAATCCCTAAGTACAAAACTATTTGGGAGATTTCACAAAGAGAACTTATCGATATGGCGGCAGACAGAGCACCATTTATTGATCAATCACAATCAATGAATATCTACATGTCTAATCCTACATTATCAAAGATTACTTCTTCACATTTCCACTCTTGGGAAAAAGGATTAAAGACACTTTGTTACTATGTTCGAACAAAGGCGATATCAACAGGAGCGAAACATTTAGCGTTGGATATGTCGAAAAAACAAAAACCGAAAGTAACTCCTGAACCACCAAAAGTTGATTATTCTCACTTGAATTTACCACCAAGACCTGAGAGTTCTGACTTTGAATGTTTTGGATGTTCATCCTAAAATTTAAATCACTGAGAAATCAGTGATTTTTTTTTACTTAAAAAAACTGTAAGTTATATTTATATGTGATATGGCAAATGGTATTACTTATGGTATTTCTTTCCCTTTTGTAGATTCTTTTACAGGAAGGTATCTTGATGTTACTGAATCAACTGAGGGTGAAATCAGAGCAAACTTGGTTCATCTATTATTAACGAGAAAAGGAAGTAGATACTTTCTTCCTGATTTTGGTACAAGATTATATGAGTATATTTTTGAACCATTAGATGGACCTACTTTTTCAGATATTGAAGCTGAGATTAGAGATACCGTTAAAACCTACATGCCAAACTTACAAGTAACAAATATAACAGTGGAACCCGCATCAGCAGGTTTGGAAGATAAAGGATATACTGTAAATCAATACGGTGAAAGAGAATTCAAGGTTACAAACATTGCGACTTTAGAACACACCGCTAAAATAAAAATAGATTATAAAATTACCGATTCGGCTTTTGAGTCACAAGATTTCATAATTCTAAATATTTAATTTTATATGGCAGAGAAAAAGATTTCCTATACGGTCAGGGATTTCCAAGGAGTTAGAACAGAACTTATTAACTTCACAAGAACCTATTACCCTGATTTAGTTCAGAACTTCAATGATGCTGGTATCTTCTCAGTGATGTTGGATTTGAACGCTGCCGTTACAGACAACCTCAACTTCCAAATAGATAGAAGTATCCAAGAAACTGTTCTACAGTTTGCACAACAAAAGAATTCTGTATACAATATTGCAAGAACTTATGGTTTAAAAGTTCCAGGTCAAAGACCTTCAGTTGCTTTAGTTGATTTCTCAATTACAGTACCTGCTTTTGGAGATAGAGAAGATTTAAGATATTGTGGTATATTAAGAGGAGGATCGCAAGTTAGTGGTGCTGGTCAACCATTTGAAACGGTATACGATATTGATTTTGCATCACCGGTAAATGCTGAGGGATCACCTAACAGATTAAAAACACCAAACTTTGATGCTAGTGGTAAATTAATTAACTACACCATCACTAAAAGAGAAGTAGTTGTAAACGGAATCACAAAAGTATTCAAAAGAGTAATCACACCAAACGATGTAAAACCTTATTTACAGTTGTTCCTTCCTGAAAAAAATGTGTTAGGAATTACAAGTGTTTTATTAAAACCTGGTACTCAATACTCAACAATACCAAACCCACAGGACTTTTTAACTTTGGGACCACAAAGATGGTTTGAAGTTGATGCTCTTGTACAAGATAGGGTATTTGTTGAAGACCCTACTAAAGTATCTGATCAACCAGGTATTAAAGTTGGACTCTATATTACAACATCAAATAAGTTCATATCTGAGTTCACATCGGAAGGTTATTGTAAACTGACTTTTGGTGGTGGAAATATTTCTGCCGACGAACAGTTACGACAATTCGCAATTGATGGTAAAGGATTTGATTTAAGTAGATATACTAACAACTTTGCTATGGGTGCCGCTCTTACTGCAAACAGTACTTTGTTTGTTCAGTATAGAATTGGTGGTGGTCTATCAAGTAATGTCGGTATCAATACAATCAATCAGATTGGTACGGTATCATTTGCGGTTAATGGACCTTCAGAAAGCGCTAACAGAAATGTTATCAATAGTTTACAGTGTAACAATGTTACTGCGGCAATCGGTGGGGCTAATCCACCAACAACTGAAGATGTTAGAAACATGGTGGCATTTAACTTTGCAGCACAGAACAGAGCGGTAACCGTTAATGACTACAATTCAATTCTAAGAACAATGCCAGCTCAGTTTGGTGCTCCTGCTAAAGTGGCAATTACTGAAGAAAACAATAAGATTAGAATCAAAATGTTATCCTACGATGCTAGTGGAACATTAACCAATGTTGTGTCAAACACATTGAAACAAAATGTTGCAAATTACCTATCAAATTATAGAATGATCAATGACTACATTTCTATCGAAGCTGCTGAGACAATTGATTTGGCGGTTACTGTAGATGTTGTATTAGATAACAGTCAAAACCAAGGAGCAATCATTTCTAAAACAATTCAAGTGGTAACAGAGTTCTTTAACCCACTTGTAAGAAACTTAGGACAAAATGTTAACATCTCAGAATTGAGAAGACTTATCCAAAGCGAAAACGGAATTGTAAGTGTGTCCGATGTTTTATTCTACAATCAAGTAGGAGGACAATACTCATCAAGTCAAACATCAATGCCTTATGCTGATCCGGCAACAAGATTAATCCAACCTTCCGCAGATACTTTATTTGCAACACCAACACAAATTTATCAAGTGAGATACCCTAATAAAGATATTAATATTAGAGTATTGAACTTAACATCTGTTAATTTCTCTTAGTGATTTATTTTTTTCAGATCGGGCGTATTTTTCTATGAAAATAGGAAATAAACTATTTATGAAAAAACGAATTTTTAATGCCTAAGTCATACAGAATAAGAACCGAAGTCGGTGTTGATAAGTATATTAATGTCAATTTAGAACAAGATTGGGACTCACTTGAGATACTTTCCCTTAAGATCCTTGCAAACAATGTTTACACAAGATTTTGTGCAGATTACGGTGTCGTAACTGGTAGGGTATTTGTGAATGGAGGGTATGGTTTACCAAACGCCAAGGTCTCAATATTCCTTCCTTTAGAGGATGGAGACGAATTGAATCCTGTAATCACAGAATTATATCCGTACAAAACACTTTCCGACACTAATGAAAATGGGTATAGATATAACTTACTTCCAAAACTCCCATCATACAATGGACATGTTTCTACAGGATCTTTTCCTAATAAAGGAGATGTATTAATGAATGATTCATACATTGAGGTGTATGACAAATATTATAGATTTACAGTGACCACAAATGAAAGTGGTGACTTTATGATGTTTGGAGTTCCTGTTGGAGAACAAACAATCGTAATGGATGTTGATTTATCCGACATAGGATGTTTCTCACTTTCACCGCAAGACCTCATCCAACAAGGATTGGCAACTGAAAGTCAGGTAAATGGTGCAAGATTCAAATCCTCAACCAATCTTAATGAACTACCACAAATTAAAAATTTAGTTTTTAATGTTGATGTAAGACCATTTTGGGGTAGTGAAGACTTATGTCAAATTGGAATTACTCGAGTTGATTTTGACTTAACAAAGTTAGCGAATGTTACAATACAACCAAGTGCTATATTCATGGGGTCTATCATATCCAATACAGACGATGATGCTCTCAAGGTAAGTTGTAAACCAAAAAATAACACAGGTAACTTATGTGAATTAGTTGCAGGACCAGGTCAGATACAAGGAATCAGACAAACAATTTATTCTGATACCGCAGGTTTACCAATACTTGAAAGGTGGGATATTGAACAAGGTGGTAAGGTAATTGATGCTGACGGTACATATGTTTTAAATGTACCAATGAATTTGGATTACATTTATACAAATGAGTTTGGACAACAAGCAATATCAACAGACCCTAAAAAAGGAATACCTACCAAAGGTAAATACAGATTCAAGTTTAGATGGGAAACACAACAACCTTTACAAGGGTCGTTTTTAAGGGCGGACTATTTAGTACCAAACATAAAAGAACATGGATGGACTTCATATACTAACGATCCATTTATAAATAACAATACCACCGTTTATAACTACCCAACTATACCTGCAGGTTCCACAACAGGAACTACCGTTACATTTACAGGGTCATATGGTTTGATCAGACCAATAGCCTATAACATCGAAAGTTATACGATTTTTATTAATGGTGTGAATTATTACGGATCACCCGAGTCGATTCAAGTCGTAAACGGAACTCAGTTTACAATTGTTGCAACACCAATTGACCCACTTCAACCAATGAATCTTGATTTTACTCAGGTACCACAAGATTTATTTGATGTGTTTAAATCTTACGCTTTTAGTACGGATTGGGATGACTACGCAAATATCCAAGACGCTATTGATTGTGAAGATACTTTCTACGAATTTAATTATAATAAAGTCTACACGACAGGATTGTTTTTAGATAGATATAAAAATGGTTTGGGTAGAGCAAAACATTTAGGTATTAAAGAAATTGATAATAGATCATGTAAATCAACTGTTAATACATTTCCTGTAAACGATATAATAAGAAACTTTGACCCAATATTTTTTGTTTTCAACATATTAATTAACATACTAATATTCCCATTACTTGTTTTATTGTTTGTTGCTCACTTCATCGCATTTTCATGGCCAATATTGAAGTTTGTCCTAATTATTTTGGGAATATTTTTAACAAAGAACGCAATTAACGATACTTTTGTTGCGATTGAAAATGCTTCAGATATTATAGAAACACAGGCAAGTGTTATTTCTGCAAGTGCTGCAGGACCTGTTGTGGATGTTGGTGCGATATTAAAGGCGATTAGATTGATATTAGCTCAAGTTGTTTTGGTTCTTAAGGCTGCCTTTTCTGTTGTACTTGCTGCATTATTTACCGCATTTGCTGTTGTTGCTGCGATTAAAGTAAAAGGTTTCCCAAGAATTGGACTACCAATGATATCATATCCTGACTGTACAAGTTGTGAGTGTGATTGTGGAAATGCGGATTTGAGTGACGATTTCGACACCAATTCAATAACCAATCAGTTAAATCAGGAGGCAGCGGCATTAGCATCATCACAAAATAATACAAATACCGTTTTATCAACCCCTAACACTCTAATTGCACCTGTAAACTATTCAGGATCTTATAGATTAGATCACCCAAATCTTTCCGATGATGAGGATGGTAATGAACCATTCCCTCCATGTAAGGCTTTGGCAACTTTTTTAGGTGATGAGGATATTACAATTGATGTTGTGTTAAGAGCATCATTAGATTTTACAAGAATGGCTTCAGGTTATGATGTTATAAGTTCTAATGATCCTAATAGATATATACCAAATGAGGCTTACTTACTTAAAGCACCACAACCATTTTTATTCACAATCGATAAGATTTTAGGTAACCTACCTGATAGTAGATATTTTGCTTACCCAACTTCAGTTACATTCAGTCAAAAATTAAATGAATTTAATACAAGAGATAAATATTTCTATTCAAGTACGGGTAATGTACCTAATACAGGTGTTAACCAAATTAAAACAACTGTTAACCCAAGTTCAGGATCAACACCATATTTTGACCAAGTATTGGTAGTTTTAATGAGTCAAGGGTCAACTGAGTCTTTAGGTATTGGGGAGATTGTTACATTCCAAGACCCAAATTATGTAAATCCTAACTTCACAACCCCTGGTAATAGATTAACAAACCTAACAGGAGCAACAACCAATCAGTTTCAAAATAACGCAATAACAGGAACAACTTTCACAGGTCAAACAGGTATTACAATAACATATGCAAATCCTTCAGGACCAAGTGCAGGTGCATCATTTGCAAATATTGTGATTCAGTCACCACAAATAAGTCAACTTCCAGTTACAGGAAATACAAATTCCGAACAGTCTTATTTGAAGTACGCAACAGACATGGAATACTTCCAACTTATAACTGGAGTTACTTTTAGTGATTTTGTCGCATTAGCAAATACAGGAAATACAGGATTTTTCCCGGCATCTTATTTATTACATGATATAACTTGTGCTGTGGGGGTATGTGGTGTATCAACACTTACATTCCCTAACATCATCCAATCAATGCAAGATTTCCAAAACTATGAAATATGTATTTTTGTTAGAGGGGTTGATCCACATACCGCAAAACAACCAACAATACAATATGACTTATCAAGAATATTTGGTAAATCATACGGTACCGGACCTATTGTAAGTGGAAGTTATTATTTAAATTACCCAATACAGCCGTTATCAAGTGGTGTGAAGCCGGTACAACACGATACCGTAAACAATACAACCAATAATTTATATTTCCCTTCATTTACATTTACACCAAGTGCATCAAGTTGGACGGCATTTACATCAAATTACCCTTACTACTATTTGAATACCGACGATAATTCAGGAGCGGCAAATGCATCTAACTACTCACCTTATCCTGGACAGTGGTCAAACAACGCTCAAAGTACTATATCTTTAGCACAAACCATACCAAACTCATATGGTTTACCAATAGGATCAACATCATATTATACTGTTGGTGGTACATACATCAGATGGGTAAAAAATGTTAACAACCCACCTATGTTCTTACAAACACAATCAGGTCCAGGATGTAATCAATCTTGTCAAAAGGCTGAATACTTTAATACGGGATCGACTTTCTACACAGGAGTTAATTCACCTGAGGGTAACTTAACGGCTCTTTATTCACCGGCTTACTATAGATACAATTTACCTGGCGTGTCTTTCACACCTAGTAGATTAGTTATGAGAAGTGATAGGTTACCAACATCAAGCCAAGTCCAAAACGGACCGACAGGAACTCAAACGGGGTACGCTCTTCACCAAAACGATAACTTTGCATTCTACACCGCGAGTGGTGCACAAAGTCAACCTTTAGTTTTAGCGGGACTTGATTTCCCATCTTTTGAGAGTAAGGATTTAGATCCTGTCACCTCAGCGCTTACTGAGACATTAACATGTGAAGGTATGGTTCCATTAGAATGTTATTCAGGTAGTGGAAACAATGTTGGAATAATTCCTTACAGTCAGTGTGATGTTCCTGAAAATAGAATGGTTAAAGGATGTTACTGTTTATTAAATTACATAGAAACTGATGTTCCTTTCTTTAAAAAATTATATTTGATACCTGAGTATTTTAGAGATGCCAGATTATTCTTGGAATGGAAAGTAAGATTCACTATGAATTTTGCTGCATGTCGAGGAATCTTCGGACAAGTATTCCAAAACAATTGGATAAACGGAAGTCTTTACATGTTTAATTTTAACAAGAGAACCACATTCAATGCGTTGGCACAACCTGTATATAATTATTGTCAAAATGTAATCGTATTTAACGAAGTTACAAACACATTCTATTATAGATCATCACCATGGAATGGAAGTAACTTTATAGGGAAAGAATCGCCAAATCAAGCTGGAGGACAAGCTTTAAGTTTATATTATGGTTATAATGAAAGACAAATTCAATTTCCAACTACAGTTACTGATTTAGGACCGAGAGATGCGTTTATTAATGAAGTATGTTGTTCATCTTCAGAAGGTGGATTTGGATCTTACTACGCAAACCAATTAAAAACAACTTCTTATCAAGACAACTCTGATATAATCCAATTAGGATTCTTATCAAGAATTTTAAATGATGGTGTAAGACAACGAATGTTACCATTAACTAATGGTGATAATAGTAGCGAAGGTGTTGGTATATTACAATTCTTTAACAGTACAAGAGGTGGTGACAGAATTGATGGTGACTGGGCTCAAATGTTATCGATTAACTCAGAATGGCAAGTGTCTCCATTTATCACAGAAAATGTACCAAATAACACATACATTTATTTTGGTGATAATCAAAACGGAGGACCTGCAACATTACCATCTAAAAAGATAAAACCTATTTTGGGATTATTTTTCTCTTCAACAACGGAACAATCTAGATATAGAAAGATAATGTCACCAGGGGTTGAAACTTATAGTATTAATCCACCATTAGAACAACAGTTTGGATACCCTAAATCTCAATTTGTACCAAATTATAAATGGCAGATACAGATCCCAAGTGATAATGTTAACGCACCAAATATTTTTGGTTCTGAGGATAATAATTGGTATACAGATGTTTATGGTAATGGATTCTACAAAAGAAGATATCAAGATTTAGATTTTAGAACGGGTAACGAAAAATACCAAACAATTTTAACTAAATTAGGGTTCATTGCCAGTTATTCAGGTACGACAAGTGCGACTATTGGGCCAGCACCAATTACACCATTATCGTCTATAATACAAGGAGATCCAAGTACAAGTCCAAGTGAGGCGGTTATTGTTGGAGCACCTTACCATTTCTATTTTGGTTTGAATAACGGTAAAACAGCGGTAGACAGATTCTATAAACTATATGTTGCAACAGAAGAATAATCATGGTAGATCCTACAACTAGAATAATAGAATCAACTCAAAGATTTAAATCGGCACCTTTAACCGATCAGTCTTTAAATGTGCCTTTCACTCAAAAAATGAAAGAGTTGGTCGAATTTGACCGATCTGTTGACTTAAGTTTAATTGCGGTTTTTGATGAAGAAAGACAAGCATCCTCAACAATTAGACCTGTAACAAAGTTCACACTTCTTTTTGAGAACGCTTTAACGGGTTCTACTGTTTATGTTCCATTCAGAGATAACTTGTATTATACAAATGCTTTGGAAAACGCTAGATCATATTACCCAACAGGTAATGTGAATCAAAATGGTATAATATCAAACCCAACAACAGATCAAAGTATTCTTTGGGATGGTTTCCCACAATACCCTGAGTTTGATTTTATTAGAACAGACTCAAATGTGGTTGGATATACTATTGGACCTGGTAGACATTTAGATTTTAGAGCGGTAAGTGCGACAACTTATAATTGGACACATTATTTAAGTTATCCATTTGAAAATGACTATAATAAAAAAATGTATGCAATTGAACCACTAACACAATTAACATGGAGTTGGGTCGCATCAGACGGGATTCCTTTTGTTATTTCAGTTGGTAGTGATACAACAACAGGTTTCATCAGATTTAGATGTCCTGTACCACATGGATTGTTAGATGGACAATTTGTACAACTTTCAGTTAACTACAATGGAAATCAATTTTTCCAAGTTTCAAGTTTAGGTGACGGAGGATCAGGATCAGAAGAATACATATTCAACATACAAAATGTTGGATATACAGGAACTACATTTTCAACTCTTACTCAAGGTACATTAAAAAAAGTATTGGATGTAACAAACTCCGCAGACACTATTAGTCAATATTATGTTAGAAGACATAAAATCTTAACTAATCCTGACTGTGCGATAATAACAAATGCAGGTTATGAAAAAAACATTTATAACGATAAGACTAAATGTGAGATTAAAGTTTTAACACCAAACCAAAAACAAAGAACATCAGTTAAAGAAGGATCCCGATCTTATAATCTTTCTTTTAATTGTGATGTTAATATTGGTAATTTACAGGATAATCAAAATAGACCTATTACACAATTATTCTTCACTACAATTTGGAGAGGATACTTTGGATGGACACAAAAATTAAAACAAGGATGGGAATTTAATACATTCTTAGATAAAGGAAAACCACAAATTTGGTGGGATCAGAATAATGTTGATTCAAACACATCGGTTCCACAACTTCAGTATAACGCACTAACAAATCAAGGACCATTTTTCTACAATGATTTTTATACGAGTGGTGATACTTTAGATGGTGATTTTTGTGAGTGGAATAATTTTGATCAGGCAGAAAGAGTTATATCGACTTACCAACATAAGATAACTTATAATAATACATGGTTTAGTTTACCAAGTGATAACTTAACGACAACCAACCAATATGGTTATTTTTATCAACCACACAACCCAATACAAATAAGAGTATTCTCAGATTATATTGAAGAGGGAAGTGCGGATACAGTTGTTGGTATTCCTGATTATGCGTATTACTCAACTTTAATATCTTCATTCAGATGGAGAGATTTATATCCATATGGGTATTTGAGTTCTGATGGTTTTGGGGTTGATTACCCATTCCTTAATAATGCTCATTATCCTTTTGTTGATACGATTTTCAGAATCACTCCTGAAAATTATAATATAATTAGTGACTACGCAACACCGTCAAATCCGACTCAGATTAATACTTATCAAGGAGGTAAAGTTCCTTATGACATAAACACAATACCTGAACCTTTAATAGATGGATGCGACTAGAATAAAAATTGTTAAAGATGACATTGATAAGTTTGTCAATATTCCAGTCCAAATGCAATGGGACTTTATGGGTAGGGACGATAGTATCCAAGAGTATGAGGTTGATGCTATTAACCAAGTAATCGGTGACGGACAAGATTTTGAAATCATCAGATTTGCACACAACATCTTTCAAAATATTGAATCCTCAATAAAGTATGTTTTTAATTTTTACGACTATTCATCACCGATCACAGCAAGTACCGTCGGTTCATGGACTACAAGTTATTTAAACAACGGATTTTCAGTTCAAGATGTATATTATTATTCAAAGTCTTTTACCAAATCATTTTTTAAATTAGATTTTTACGATAGTCCTGATGATAATGTACAAAATTTGTACTTATCAGTTATCCTTCCTGTACAACAAGGTCTCACACAAACAGTAACCTTAAGCCCTACTTTACCACCTGTTGAAATAAAAAAACCAGAAATGATTTTGGATTATATTGGTGCAGACAAAGAGGGATTCTTCATTTATTGGTTACGAAGTAGAAACTTTATTGATGTTAACAGTTTTTATATGTCTGCAAGTTTCTTCGATGCAATAACAGGAGTGTTTAAACAAATGACAAATACAAGACAAGATTTATTATTACCTGACAAATTCACTTTTAGTCATACAGATTACTATTACTACAAGGTTGACTTGGATTATAATAAACAAACATACGAAGTGTTTTCTACTTCAACGGGACTTAGAGTTGGAGATAATAACTCACCGATAATCTGGTATGAATATGTTAA